TGTCAAGTTTTCTCTCTCCTGATCAGGGCCGAACCTTGCGAACCAATGTAGTTACGATCGAATCGTGAACGATCAGGCGACGCTGTTCCCGATCAAAGCGAATCGTTCGCGTGGTCGGTGCAGACGCGGATTCGACGACACGATGAGCGCGCTACGCCAGCTCGGCCGCGTCGAGAAGATCGACGCGGGCCTCGTGGCGCTGTGTCGTGTCGCCGCCGACGAGCTCGACGCAGCGTGCAACGATCCGAGCGAGTCGCGATACGTGCGCGGTGTGCTCGTGGCCCGCTATCACGGTGTGCTCTCCCACCTACTGGCCCGACCGGACACGCCCAATGACGACAACAGCCTCGAGGCTCTGTTCGCCGCGGTGGCAGACGACCCCACCCTCAGGTAGCGCGACGATCGGCGCCGAGGCCGCCGCCGCGTGCGCGCTGCTCGGCACCCGCTTCATACCGTGGCAGACCCACGCCGCCAACGTCGCCGGCACCCTCACCGACCGAGGTCGGTTCCGCTACCGGCGCGTCGTGGTGATCGTGCCGCGCCGTGCCGGCAAGACCAAACTTGTGCTCGGCTACGCGCTGGCCGTCACCCGCCGCCGCCGCATGGCCAAAGCGTTCTACGCGTCGCACCGCCGCGAAACGTCGGCGGCGATGTGGCGCGACGATTGGTTTCCGGCGCTCGAGGCGTCGCCGTTCCATCCGCGCTATCTCCACCTGCGCAGGTCGAACGGTTCAGAGTCGATCAACTGGAAGCACAACCGGTCGATCGTGCGGCTACTGCCACCCGACGGCGACGCCATGCGTTCGTTCGGTAGCGATCTGGCGTTCGTCGACGAGGCCCGCGAATTCTCGCTGCTCGCCGGCGAGGACTTCGAGGCCGCCGCGTTCCCGACCCAGGCAACCGGCCACGGCGGTCAGTTCTGGATCGTGTCGAACGCCGGCGACATGTCCGCGGCGTGGCTGCGCAAGTGGCGCGACATCGGCCGGGCATCCGTCGCCAACCCTGATTCGCAAGTGTGCTACCTCGAGTACGGCGCGCCAGACGGCGCCGACTTGGACGACGAGACTCAGTGGCATCTCTGGCACCCGGGACTCGGCTACCACGTCGACATCGACGCGCTGCGCGCTGACCGCGAATCGATGCGACCAGATCAGTTCGCTGCCGAATATCTCGGCGTGTGGCCCGAGGCGATGGTCGACCACCCACTGGTTGACGCGTTTACCGGCACCGTCGACGTCGACGCCGCGCTCGCGTCGCCGATCGTGCTCGGCCTAGAGCTGTCGTTGGACCGCGACCGGTTCGTGATCGTCGCCGCCGGCAACGACGAGCGCGGCCGCGGTTGTGTGCTCGAGGTCATCGAGGACCGCCCGCATGGCCCGTGGGTGGTCGGCCGTGTCGGCGAGCTCGCCCGCGCCCATCACGTCGCCGCCGTCGTCTGGGATATCGCCGGTCCGGTCGGCGCGCTCGCCCCAGACTTGCTCGACCTGGCCGCCAACTGTCTGCCGTTGCAAACCCGCGCCGTCACCGCCGGCGCCGGCGCCCTGCACGACGCGGTGCTGGCCGGGCTCGTGTGGCACCGCGGCGACCCGGTGATGCTCGAGGCGTGCGCCAAAGCGCGACGTCGTGGCGCGCTCGGCGCGTGGCTATGGGACCGGCGCGAACCGGCCGCCCTGCCGTGGTTGGCCGGATCGCTCGCCCGGTGGGTCTGGTCGGACCAAAACCGGTCGGCGCCGACCATCTCCTGACGCCCAGGCCGGTTTGCCCGCACCCGTCACCCATTTCCACTCGTCCGCGGCCCGCAGGCGGCAACGTAGCGCCCGAGCCTTGACCACGAAAGTAGTTACTGCGACGGTTGAGACCCGTGCGTCGTCGTCGTCAGATCGCCCGTTCCGAGGCGAAGCTGCTCGAGATGATCGACGAGGTCATCGATGCCCGCTACGGCACCGGCGATCTGACACCGTGGGAGCTGCCGATCGTTGTCGCCTGCCGCCGGGTGCTCGCCGACACGATCGCCCAATTCCCGCTCGTGGCGATGACCGCCGGCCAACCACGCGACCCGCAACCGCCGGTCGTGATCCGACCCGATCCGCTCGAGCCGGTGTGGCTGTCCAAGGCGCGGATCGTCGACAATCTGACCAAAGCCGGCCACTGCTGGCTGCAGCCGACGGCGTGGGCCGCGGACGGGTGGCCGAACACCGTGCGCGTGATCGACGGCCCGCGCGGCGCGGCCACGTTCGACGTCGACGGCCGCATCATCGAGGTGTCGATCGGCGGCCAAGCGTTCGGCATCGGCCCGGGCCAAGGTGAGGTGATCTGGTTGCCGTACCAAGTGCCGTTGGCCGGCTCGGTCGGCGAGCCACCGTGCCGCGACTGCTGGCGCGCTATGGAGTACCTGGCCGCGCTGTATGACATGGCCGGCTCATTCTGGGAGGCCGGGTTCCCGTCGCTGGCGCTGATGGTCGCCCGCCGGCTCGACCCGGACGACACCAAGAAGCTGAAAGATCAACTGCTCACTTCGTGGGGCCGCCGCCACGAGCCAACGGTGATCGACAACGGCGCCACCCTTGCCCCGGTCGGTTCGAACGCCGTCGACGCGCAGCTTGTCGATTCGATGCAATGGGCCAACGCTGAGGTGGCCCGGGCGTTCGGGGTCATGCCGTCGATCGTCAACGTCGCCGGCGGCGACTCGCTGACCTACTCGACGACTGAGGGCGAATTCATCAAGTGGCGTGCGATCGGTTTGGGGCCGTACATGGCCCGCATCGAGGCCGGGTTCACCGATCTGATGTGGCACGGCACCACCGCCCAGTTCGACACGACGAACTTTGTGCCGTCCGACCTGGCGACACAGGGCATCTATTTCAATCAGGCGCTCGCCGGGCAGGCGTGGCTCACCGTCGACGAGGTTCGTTTCATCACCGCCAAGTTGCCACCGATGCAGCAGGCGTCACCGGCCCGGCAACCGCCGCAGCTCGGCGCCGACCGACCATTGAGGAGCGTTTCATGACCACCGCCGTACGACTACAGATCGCCCGCCAATCGGCGCCGGCGCAACCACGACCCGGGCAGCAGATGGATGTGACGCTGATGCCGTGGAACGAGGAGGCCACCGTCTCCGATGACGGCGCCACCACCTACCGCGAGGTGTGGGAACCGGGCTCGCTGGTGGCACCGGGGCCGGTGTCGGTGTACGACTCGCATACCACCGGCCCGCGTGGCGAACTGGTCCGCGGCCCGCTGATCGGTGTCGCCCGCGACATCGCCGACTCGGGCGACGGTTTGCACGCCACGTTGCATCTGGCCACCGATCAGGGCCGCCGGGTGCACGAGCTCGCAGCGCTCGGTGTCCCCGCGGCGGTGTCGATCGAGGCCGACGTGCCCGACACCGCCGCCGGCGCGGACGGGGTAGTTCGCCGTACTGCCGCCGACCCGGCGACCCTGACCGGTGTGGCCACGATCCTGCCACCGCAGAACCCGGCCTACCCCGGCGCGGTGGTCACGGCGGTGCGTGTCGCCCCGACGATGACGCTCGAGGAGGCCCGCCGCATCGTCGCCGAGGCCGACGGCCCCGAACCCGACGACGACGACGACGAGGAAGACCCCGACAAAAAGAAAGATTCCGAGGAGGAAGACGTGAGCGATACCGACACCGCCGGCACCACCGAGACAACCGGCCGTGCCGCCGTCGCTGAGATGGTCAGATCAGAAGTGGCCCGCTACGGCGGCCGCTCGAGCACCCGACCGGCGGCGCATCCGCTGGCCCGGTTCGAATCGTTGCAGGACGCGATGCGCGCCGGCTACCAAGACATCGAGGTTGCCCGGTCGATCGGCCGGGCGATGGTCGTCGGCCGGGCGCTCGCCGATCAGATCACCACCGACCCGAACACCGGCGTCGTGCACACCGGGTGGATCAATCAGATCTACGGGATCGTCGATCAGGGCCGCCCGGCGATCTCGGCGATCGGCACCGCCGCCCTGCCGCCGGACGGGATGACGATCAACTGGCCGACGTTCGCCGGCGACCTGACCACGCTGGTCGGTGTGCAGGCGACACAGAAGACGACGATCACGTCGGTGAAGGTGTCGATCGGCAACGCCACCGCGGCACTGAAGACGTTCGCCGGGGGCTCGGACATCTCGCTGCAACTGATCAACCGGTCGTCGCCGTCGTACCTCGAGGCGTATTTGCGGATCATGGCCGCCGCCTATGCCGCGGTGACCGACAAGGACGCATGCACCGGACTGTCGGCGCAAGTCACCCTGGCGCGGAACAACTTCGTGATCTACGACCCCGCGGCGGCCGACGCCACCGGCTCAGCGTTGCGGACCGCGGTGTTCACCGCGTCGACGAAGGTGCAAGCGGCGACCGGGCAACCGGCGACGGTGATTCTCGCCGGCCTCAACGCGTTCATCGGTTTCGGTGGCAAGTTGACACCGGCGCCGATTTTCAACGCCACCGGCACCGCCGACGCGTCAACGCTCGATATCGACGTCAGTGGTCTGAGGGTTGTCTACGACCCGTACCTGGCGGCGACCGAGATTCTGGTGACGAACGGGCTCGCTGCCCAGTGGCGCGAGGAAGGGCCGCAGACGATCAACGCCACTGACGTCGAGCGACTCGGCCAGTCCTACGCGGTGTGGGGTCTCGGTCTGTTGACGCCGACGATCCCGACCGGCGTCGTCGGTTTGCGTACCGTCGCCCCGACCGTCGCCGACGAGCAGGACGCCTACGAGGCCGGCTACCTGTCCGACCCGCCGGAGAAGACCGGCAAGAAGTAGCCGATGACCGTCCCGCCCGATCCGCGCCCGCATTACGCCGACCCTGCCGAGCTCGCCAAGCTGCTCGGCGTGCCGGTCGACGATCCGCGGCTCGAGCGCGTCTGCTCGGCAACCGATGCCGTCGTCGATTCGTACTACGGCGCGGCCACGGTGACGGCGAAACTGCCCGCTGATCAACCGTGGCCGGCCGTCGTGGTCGAAGCGGCGACGACGATCGCGGTCGACATGTGGCGGCGACCGTCGACACCGGGCGGATACTTCCAAGTCGCCGACTACGTGGGCCGCCTGTCGAAAGACCCGGCCGACCCGGTGGCGATCCTTCTCGACGCGCTCGGCCGAGAAAGCTGGCCCGTCGCATGACGATCGCCGAACTGTTCGCCGCTGTCGCCGCCGCGCTCACGACCGCGTTCACCCCGTCGGTGTTCGCGGTGTGGCCCCACGCGCCCGATCAGACCGCGGTGCCGGCGGTGTGGCCACAATTCGCCTCGAGCTTCACCGGTACTGACGTCAACAGTTCGGGCCA